TACTTGACCAGTTAAATGTTTTGCCTGTGCCATGACCATTATTGGTATGTGGATTTGCTATTGTTGGAGATGCAGATGTATTCCAAGCAACGCCATATGCACTAAAATTACTATTAGTACTTCCGCTATAATAACCTCCACCAACTGCGGTGGTTTGAGTAATGCTTGTTAAAGATTTTGTTGTAAATGTTGCCATTGTAATAAGTTTTTAAATATTTGAATTATTAGTCTTGTGTATCAATTGGATTTTCAATTAATATATTTTTTTGAATATCTTGTAATTGTTCTGCGACTTCTATATCTGTTGGTGTTACTCCCTGAATATATTCAATTTTTTCCCATAATCTAAGAATATCCGTTGATAATATAATAGTAGTAGAAACAGGTTCTATTGTATTGTCAATACTGCCATCAGAATTCAATCTAATAATACGATTTGCAGTATCGCCACTATAGGTAGTAAAATCACCGCCAACAAGTATTTTATTTGTTTGAAGTGCTATCGTTCTTACTATATCATTAAAACCACTGCCAGTATTAAACATAATTTTTGTTTTTTTAATATTATTTTTTACACAAAAAAAGGAGTAAAAAAACTCCTTTTATTTCTTAATTTTGTGCATCAATTAAAATTTTTATTAGCATGTTTGTTAAAATTATTGCAAACTATTCATCTGAAGTAGGAGTACCATCAAAAATACCAGTTTTCTCATACAATCTATGATTATCTGAATCTGAAATTTAGATTCAGAATCTAATAAAATTATACAGTTTAATTTTTAAATTTTAAAAATTAATCTTGTGCATCAATTGGATTTGGAGTTACAGGTATTGTATTTGATGGAAGTGCTGCAATAGCTGCAATAATTGCTGCACCAGTTCCATAACCAGTTTGGTTAATATTTGTTCTAAGCCAAAGTCTGTAAGTTGTGTCATTTAATTTCATAGCCGTATTTTTTTATTGTTTAATGTTATTTTTAATATAAATACTAAAGAAAGTCAAGAATATTCATATTTTTAAATTTATTTGTTTAGTTTCCCTTGGTTTCACTCAAGAAAGGAGTAACATCTTCCTTGAATATAGGGACTTTGTTTTTATTCCAATTTAAACTATCTTTGTATTTATTTAAAAACAATTGACATGGATAATGAAAATTTAAATTGCTGCGGAATATATAAAATAATTAATACAATAAATAATAATTTTTATATTGGTTCATCATATAATATTAAAACAAGAATTAGAAAGCATTTTGAATTGTTGAAAAGAAATGCACATCATAGTATTCATTTTCAAAACGCATATAATAAATATGGAAAAGAAGTATTTATCATAAAAATATTGGAAATCTGTAATATAACAGATATATTAAATGTTGAACAAAAACATCTTGATATGATATCAAATTGGCAATACGCATATAATATGTCTAAAATTGCAAATGGTAATAATTATAATCTTTCGACACACCCAAATCAAATTGAAATTCGAAAAAAAATAAGTGCTGGAAGTAAAGGTAAGCATACTAAACCATTTTTTATTGATAATGTCCGATATGAAACACTTAAAGATGCTGCAGAAGTTTACAATATCGATATTAAAGCAATATCAAGTAAATTAAAAAATTGGAAAAATAAAAATTATTATTATGAAAATAATCCTAAAATTGGTGAATATGATATAGATATACACAAATTTTATTTTTACAAGCCAAAAAAAAATAAAAAATATTATTGTGATTGTGGTACTGAAATAAATAAAGATTCTAAATATTGTAAAAAATGTCGTAAAATTAGAAAAGATGAAAAAAAATATATTAATCCAGTAATTGTTAACGGAAAAAAATATGATTCAGCAAAAATAGCATCAAAAATTCTTAAAATTGAATATGCTACATTAATTTATAGAATAAACAGTAATACTATAACATATAAAGATTATTACTATCTTGATAATCCAAAAGATGTTACTAAATTATTAACAACTGAGCAAATAAACAAAAAAATATCAATAAAAAATATGGGCAATAATTATGCAATTAATAATAAACCGTTTATTATTGATAAGATTAAATATACATCATTGAACGATGCATCAAAAAAACTTAAACTAAAAAAACAATTAATTTGGGATAGACTAAGAAGTAAAAATTTTATAAATTATGAATATATTTAAAAATTTTCACCTTTTTCACCACCATCAAAAAGAATTGTTGTATCACTCTTGACTGGTACGCCTATTACCTTTTTCCAGTACGGTTTGAACCCACCAATTGTTTTTTTTGTTTCATCTGTCACATTATTAGCACTTTCAACTTCATAATATCTACTTTTTTCACCACTCATGTTGTATTCAATAATATCGCCACGATTAATTTCCAAATTCTTTTCTTCCAATTCTTTGAGATAAACACCAAAACTAATAAGACCAGTATCATCACGAGCAATACCACCGGGATTTGTACCATAATTTTCCTGTTTTCCGTCTTCAACATTAACCATTACTGATATCCTGACAGGTGTCATATATTTCTTATCTCTTGCTTTTGTTTGACCATATAAATTATGTGATTTGGTTTCAATAATATTTATTCTATGTATGATTACTTCCTGTGCATTATCTGTCTGCAGAAAATTTCTACCATACATAACGTCCAAATCAAAAGATTGCTGGGTCATAAACATCCCATATCTATTATCTTCTAAATCAATTATTTGTTTTTTCTTTTTCATAATTAAAACAATTTTAATATAAATACTATTGTTTTATAACTTTATTATAATTAGATTTGGGAAATACTGGAGGTTGGCATATCTTTTCTTAAAGACGCATGTATTTATATAAAAATTATATAAAATGAATAACTTAGAATTAAAAAAATATTTAGAATTAGAGAATAAATCTGGATATAAAACAAAAGAAAACCACATTAAAAAGAATTTTCCTGAATTATATATTGATATTATAAATTATAATGGAAATAGTTGGATGGAAAAATTGTATAATTATGTTAATAACATAAAAGAAAATCCTAAATGTCTTACATGTGGTAGCATTTTGGGAATTAAAAAATATAATATTGGATATGCCAATCATTGTTCAGTTAGTTGTTTAAATAAATCTGAAATTCATAAAAATAAAACAAAAAAAACTTGGCTTAAAACGTATGGCGTTGATAATCCTTCCAAAAGCAATATAATAAAAGAAAAAATAAAAAATAAAGTATATAAAAATGGTATGTGGTACGTTCAAACTGATGAATATAAACAAAAATCAAAAAATACTCATTTAAAGAAATATGGAGTTGATTCATATAGTAAATTGGATGAATATCATGAAAAAGTAAAAAAAACATCTATTGAAAGATATGGCGTTGATTCATATAATAAAACTGAAAAAGCGAAGAAAGATGTTAAAGAAAAAAACATTAAAAAATATGGTATTGAATTTTATTTATCTACAGATGAGTTTAAAGAAAAATCAAAACAAACTAATTTAAAAAAACGTGGTGTTAGTAGTCATACAAAAACTGAAGAACATAAAATTAAAATGAAAAAATATTATTTAAAAAAATATGGTGTTGAATATTATTCTCAAACAGATGAGTTTAAAACAAGAATGATAAACACTATGATTGAAAAATATGGTGAAATTTGGATTAATTATGTTCCTAAATATAACATTAATTCAATTATATATTTAGATATGCTTTCTGAAAAATTGAATCTACCAATACAACATGCATTGAATGGTGGTGAAAAAAAATTTATAAAATATTGGGTTGATGGCTATATTAAAAAATATAATATTTGTATTGAATGGGATGAAAAACATCATAATACAAAAAGACAAAAAGAAAGAGATAATATTAAAGAGAAGTTTTTAAAAGAAAATTTTAATTGCATTATGATTCATATTAATGAAAAAGAATTTTTAAAAAACATAGAGACCAGTATTAATAATATTACTGGTCTCATTATAAAAGAAATATATAAATAATTGTTATATTGATATGATTGGGAATTTCGGAGGTTGAAAACCCATAGCGGTATTTACATTTTCTGCTACTTTAGCACGAATTTCTGTTAAATTTTGCTGACTAAAGTATTCTAATTGATCTAATAATATTTTCAAAGTATCATCCTTTAATTTTTGACCTTCATCAAGTAAATGACGATAATCCATTGTTAATTGCTTTTCAGCTACACCAAGTTCTCCACTATAAAATCCTCTCATTCCACCGATAACCATTTTTACTTGTGAGAAAAGCAAGTCTCTTATTTGCTGATGTGCAACATCATTCATTTTATCCCATTGCAATACTTTTGCTGGTGCATCTGAAGGTAATTTAATAACATCATTATTATCTTCTAGACATTTATCTCTGCCATCATGATTAGTATCGTAATACCAATACCAAACTTTCCTTCCAGCATAATGATTGCCCCATACACCGCCAATTTCATGACGATCTCCCGGGACGGGATAAAGATGTAAAACCTTTTCGCCTGATGCTAAACCAGTAATTCTATATGTTAAAATTGATTGCATTACTCTTTGTTTCATTCTTCTGTCTTGTGCAGAAAGTAATGTTGAAAATGTTGGTTGAACATACATAGCTGGACGACCAAGATATGACCATCCGACCATACCGGGTGACCATGCATTTAGCGCAAATGGGTCAGTCAAAGCACCATCAATTTCAGGTGGTGTTTCCCAAAGAACTTCATTAACTTCTCTGTTTTTAGGAATAATATAATGTTGTGTATGCGCTTGTGTTATAATAAAATCACGTTTTAATTCCCACCCTGCTTGTGCAGGAGCATTTGTGCCCAAACCTACTTGTTTTGAATATGCATAAGTAAATGATTCCATATAAGTATTTGGTTTTGTGGTAAAAGCACTAAGGAAATCGCTGTTTTCAAGATTTAAACCTTCCAATCCAATCCATTGCTGTTGAATTAACCACATATTTACTGCTGCAGAATAGTCTTCAATCGCAACTTCAAGGAGTGAATCTAGCTGTTCATCCTCTAATTCAAATGGTCTACGTGGATAACCCATCATGGTTTTTATACGTAGATATAATTTATTTTTCTCAACTGTTGTTATTAATCCCATAATTACATATATTTGTAGTTCTTTAGTATAAATACTTTAATTGAACTATTATGTATACAATTAACTATGAAATTAAATTAAATGAACACGGAAGACCATGTATTGACTTACCGCCAGATTATGAAGATAAACCAGAAGATAAATTTCTTGTAATTGAAATAGCAAGATATTTTTTACAAAACATTTATGATCGCAAAAGTGCAGAATTTGATAAAGAAGCAGCTAAAACAATTGATATATCAATACGTTTACTCGGACAAGTAGGTGATGAGATGGCTGAACTTTTATGGAATTCCATGAAAGCATATGGGGATACTGAAAAAATGTTTGGTCATACTTATTATGTTAGTGTTGACACAATTGAAGAAAGAAATAATTTAGCAACAACTGGTATTCTTGAAGGTGAAAAAATATACATGCGTGAAGAAGGTCTGAAAGTACTTGTTAAAAATGAAAACAAGATTTATGAATTAAAAGGTGGTAACACTAATGAAAATTGGGTTGAAGTAATATGAAATGTATTGGTTGTGGTGAATGCTGTAAAAAGCATTGGCTATTAAAATTAACAAATGAATATGAAAAATCCTTATTTAAAAATTTTATTGTATTTGGCGAATATATCTGGACTGATCAATGTCCTTATTTAAAAGATAACAAATGCCAAATTCAAAAAGATAAACCATATAAATGTAAAGAATATTTTTGTGAAAAATATGAATCATGAACAATAAACCAACTGAAGAACAGGAAAGAATTTTTTTATTTGTAAAAAAACGTCCTGAAAACGTGTTAATTAAGGCATATGCAGGGACCGGTAAAACAACCACTATTGTTGAAGCGGTTAAATTATTGCCACAAGATAAAAACATAACATTTTTAGCGTTTAATAAACATATTCAGGAAGAACTTAAAACAAAATTACCTGAATATGTTAGATGTTATACTACTTATGGTATTGGTACGGGTGCAATTAAAAGAAAATATGGTGATAGCATTCAATTTGATGAGTTTAAAGCAGATAAAATAATTCAAAAGAAGGCAAAATCATGGGATTTGGAAGATGAATTTAAAGATGAAGAAGAAATTAATGTTTATCTTAATTCAATAAAGAAACTTTGTAATCTATGTAGATTAACTTTGACATTAAAAGGAGAATATATTCCATATATTGCCGAAAGATATGATATTAACCTCAACAAACCCAAGGATATAAAGAGAGTACTTAAAGTACTTGATGAGATGACTATCGATAGAAAGACTTATGACTTTATTGATGAAATATTTTTACCCGCAGTTGATAATGGTATATGGTTTTTTCCGCAAGATTATGTTTTTGTTGATGAAGTGCAGGATTTGAATCGTTGTCAGATCAAAATTATTGAAAAAGTTTTAAAAAAGGACAGAATAAGCAAAAAAATAACTGGCAGATTAATTAGTGTTGGTGATTTCTTTCAGGGAATTTATGGTTTTAATGCTGCAGATGAAAAATCTTTTGAATGGTTTGAAAAATTCCCAAATACTAAAGTTTTACCATTATCAGTTTCTTTTAGATGCTCTCAAAATGTAATAAAAGAGGCACAAAAGATCGTACCAGATATTAAAGCACTTCCAGAAGCACCAGAAGGGGTCGTAAGAGACGGTAGCGTGCTTGCAGAAGCACAAAGTGGTGACTTTATTCTCTGCAGAACAACAATGCCTCTGGTGAAGTTATTCTTTGAATTTTTAACACAGAAAAAAAAGGCAATTATCAAGGGAAGTGATATTGGAGTTCATTTAATTGAACTAATTGGTAAAATTGATAGTCTTGAAAAACTGGTTAAGTTCTGGGAAGCAGAACTTGCTAACTTTAAAAGAGATTTAAAAGCTGATGGTATATTAAATCCATATGAACATAGTGGATATTCTGCATTGGAAGATAAAGTAAGAACATTATTATTTTTAGCACAACTTTCAACTAATATAACTGATCTAAAAGCTAGTATTAAAGCAATATTTACTGATGAAATTCAAGGAATTGTATTAAGTACTGTACATAAAATTAAAGGATTAGAAGCAAATAGAGTATTTATTATACGTCCTGATATACTTCCAATGAAAAATGTAAAAGGTTGGCAATATATTCAGGAAAAAAATTTGGAATATGTTGCAATAACAAGAGCAAAATTAGAATTAATATATGATAAAACTTGGACAGATGAAGAATAAAGAAACAAAAAAAATGAAAGCCGATAAGTTGAAAATACTTAAAGGTTATGAAGAAAATATCGAAGAACCAGTTAATGGTCTTGAACAACTTCATAAAATAAGAGAAGAAACAGCTAATCGCTGGAAAGAATCTGGATTGCTTGAAGGTTTAACGGGTAATGTGTCAGATAATGTTGCAAAAATGTTTGAATCAAAACCTTATTATATTATCAACGAAAACAATAAAAATTTTTCCAGAGTTGAAGTAATTGATATACTTGATGAATTTGCATTTTTTCTTAGCGATAATGGTAATTCTAACACAACAGCAAAAGAATGGCTTGATATGAAATATCCTAAAAAATGAAAGTAATTATAGCTGGCAGTAGAGATTTTGATGATTATGAATTGCTTCGCAGTTACTGTGACCATGTGTTACAAAATCAAACCGATATTGAAATTGTTAGTGGTACAGCAAAGGGTGCTGATCATTTGGGTGAAAGATATGCTATTGAAAAGGGATATCGGGTTAAAAGGTTTTCAGCTAATTGGGAGAAGCATGGGAGATCAGCAGGTTATATAAGAAATGAAGAAATGGCAAACTATGCTGATGCTTTAATTGCTTTTTGGAATGGCAACAGCAAAGGGACTGAGCATATGATTAATTTAGCAAAAAAATATAAATTATACATAAGAATTAATAATTATTAATATTTTAAATTATGGAAAAAGGTAAATTTACAATTGCTGATTTTAGAAATGGAAATCCAGAACTAACATTTAAAAACATTTCAGATGAACAATACAGAGTGTACGAATTCACAGACGGAGTAACAAAAATTGAAGAACCATTACTTTTGAATGTTTCCAAAAGTGGAGGACATAGAATTTTTGATGCAAGTGGAAGATCAAATTATATTCCTGCTGGCTGGAAAAAATTATATTGGGTAGTTAAAGAAGGCAAACCACATTTTGCATTTTAATTATGGAATGGATAATACATATTGAGAATAAAAAAGATCGAAGAATTTTAATTGTCTTTGAACCAATGAAAGAATCAATACGATTTGTTGGTCAATTTAAACCACTTGCAAAGGATACAATAGTTAAAGACCTTAAAACTGGATATATTTGGTATGATATTTCTGAAGCAATTCATTCAATGGATATTGATTTGGATATACTTAAAGAATATATATCAAATGTATATAATGAAATGGAAAAAAGATTAAAAGTTCAAGACGATCTTTCAAAAACTTTTAATGTTTTCAAAACTATTGAAATAAAGGAAGACTAGTGATGATTAGTATTTAATGTAGTATCTTTATTTAAAGCAGTAACAGTA